TTAGTAGAGCGTCAGGTTCTCAAGCATCCGAATATGTAATAGAAGTGTTTGGACAAAAATCGCACGCAGATATTAATCGAAATGTAAATGAAAATGAAACATCTCTATTAAATACTCACTGTGCGCCTGATGTTGCTGGTATGCTTGCACGAACAGATAGAGTCTCTGATCCTTGGATATCTCCTGCTGGAGAAAGACGAGGTATTATGTTAGATGCTGTTAAGTTAGCACATAATCCTACTAAGGGACAACAAGATTTGCTTTATGATAATGGAGTTAATCCTATTATTCATGATTCGAATAGTGGTATTATGTTGTTTGGAGATAAAACAACTAAAGTTGCAACAAGTACCTTAAGTAGAATTAATGTATCAAGACTCTTTATTCATCTTAAGAAAGTTGTTGGTGCTGCTGCAAGATCTAAATTATTCGAAATCAACGATGTTGATACAAGAGCATCATTTGTAAATGCTGTAGAACCATTCTTATCTCAAATTAAGGGCAGAAACGGAATGTATGACTATAGGGTAATATGCGACGAAACAAATAATACAGGTAATATTGTTGACGCTAATCAGTTTGTTGCCGATATATTTGTCAAACCCGCTAAATCTATTAACTTTATTCAGATTACTTTCACAAATAAAAATACACAGGATAGTTTAACCTGATACATATTATAGTATCAAATTAGGAGAGAATAAAAATGGCTAGTAGTTTTTCATCAAACATTTCTGATTTCCGGTCGAATTTTTTCGGCGGAACTCGACCAAACAGATTTAGAGTGGAAGCAGCGATTGCTGGCTCTTCATTACAAAATCCTTTTCTAATTAAGGCTGCAACTCTTCCTCCTTCAACACTCGGTATTATCACTGTACCTTATAGGGGTCGTGTATTAAAGATTCCGGGCGACAGACTTTTTGCAGAATGGACAGTTTCGATTTTAGATGATGGCGAAGGCGGCGAAGATATTAGAGGCAAGATCGTTTCTTGGAGTAATAGTATTAATGCCCATGTGGAAAATGTTACCAAAGATCCGACAGGACTGACTGAACAATGGAAAGTTCATATGTTAACTCAAGAGGATAATACTGAAATTAGAAGTATCACTTTGCATAATTGCTGGCCTGTTGAAGTAGGCGCAATTGAATTAACTTATGATACTGCTGATACACTTACTGAATTTCCGATAACTCTTGCTTATGATTTCTGGACCGAAGAAGGAAATACAGATAGCGGCGGCGGTGCTGGCGGCGGCGGCTTCGAAGCCCCTCCGCCCTACGAAGGCCCGATGTCATAGGCTCGCTCGCCGCATAAAATTATAGGATAGTTTATCCTTATAAATATTTGTGAGTAATAAAAGGAAATTACATTATGCCAATAGATTTCTTTGGGTTTCAAGTAGGAAGAAAAAAGAAAGACTCTGAAGGCGCAGAAATAGAATCGCCAAAATCATTTGTCGCTCCTGACAGTTATGATGGCTCTTTTACTGTGGAAGCGGGTGGTGTTCTTGGAACCTATGTAGATTTTGCAGGTTCCATCCGAAACGAAAATACATTAATCAATAGGTATCGCTCAATGGCTCTTTTTCCCGAAACAGAGCAAGCGATATCTGATATTATAAACGAATCAATTGTTGCTGATACCCAAAAAAAGTCAGTAGCATTAAATTTAGATACACTAAATTTATCGGATAATATCAAAAATAAAATTTATACAGAATTTCAAAATGTTTTGCGTCTTCTTGATTTTAAAAATAAGGCACAAGATATTTTTAGAAGATGGTACATAGATAGTAAAATTTATTATCATATTATACTTGATGATACGGATCCTTCTAAAGGTATTCAAGAACTTCGCCCTATTAATCCAAGTAAAATTAAGAAAATTAGGAAAATAGATAAACAGCAACAGAGAGTAGGAAATACTACAGTTCCAATTGTGAAAAAAGTTCATGAATTTTTTATGTATACAAATACCGATAAAGATTCGATGTATCAAACATCTGCACAGGGACTGAGAATTAACCCGGATGCTATTTGTTATGTTCATTCTGGTATAATCGATACTGCTACTAAAAGAGTTGTCGGTTATCTTCAAAAGGCTATTCGCCCTTTAAATATGCTTCGTCAAATAGAAGATGCGGTAGTTATTTATCGTATTTCGCGTGCGCCTGAACGACGAATATTTTATGTCGATGTTGGTAATTTACCAAAGCAAAAGGCTGAGCAATATATTCGTAGTCTTATGAATCGTTATCGTACAAAAATGACATATGATCCATCCACGGGCGAAATGAGAGATGACAGAGATCATTTGCATATGTTAGAAGATTATTGGCTTCCACGGAGGGAAGGTGGAAGAGGAACAGAAATTTCTACTCTTGATGGTGGGCAAAATCTTGGTGAAATGGAAGATGTTGAATATCTCTTAAGAAAAGTTTATCGTGCATTGAATGTTCCTATATCAAGAATGGAACCCGATTCTGGTTTCAATATGGGACGAAGTGCTGAGATTACAAGGGATGAAGTAAAATTCTATAAATTTATAGAACAACTTAGAACCAGATTTAGTGTCGTTTTTACTCAATTACTTAAAACTCAACTTATTGTTAAAGGTATTATAACTGAAGATGATTGGAAATTAATTCACCAAGATATAGGGTATGCTTGGAATCAAGACTCATATTTTACAGAATTGAAAGAAACTGAGATAATGAAAGAGCGTTTTGATTTGTTAAGCCAAGCAGAAGAATATATAGGTAAGTACTATTCTACTAATTGGGTACGAAAAAATATATTAAGACAGTCTGAGGAAGAAATAGAAGAAATTAAATCTCAAATAGAAAACGAAAAAACATCTGGGGAAATACAACAACCAGAAGAAGAAATGATGGGAACAGGAGAATTCTAATGGAAGATAGCACGAAAGATATGTTTTCAGCACTAATGAAAGACAATGCTAATGAATTTTCGGGAGCATTTGATTCTGCTATTAAAAGTCGAATTGCTGATAAATTCTTAGAAAAAAATCATAAAATTTCTAATAGTATTTTGCAAAACGATTCTGTAGACAAAGAAGTAAAAGAAGCATATGGAAGAACTTCTGCAAAAAATTACAATTTCAAATCTCCTATGGACGCAAAAAAGTATTATCAAGCAGCATTAAAAGCGGGTGCTACTAGAAAAGGTGTTACTTTAAAAGGAAAACAAGTAACAATTGGTGATTTGCCAGATGCCGATTTGGAAGAATTGCTTTATTTTCTTGCAAAAGATATGAAAGCGGTTATCAAAGAAGAAACAAATAATGTTTCTAGAATTTTACAGGAAATAATATTAACAGAAGAACCTATGAAGGTTCTTTTAAATGATGATTCTTCAGTGAAAATTTCTTTAAATGATGCAAAATGTCTTGTTGCCGTACACGATAACCTACATAAAGATAACCAAAACAAAATGAGGTATTCATTAACAGAATCTAAAGAAGAATTTAATAAAATAATGAATTTCTCTAAGAATATAACAGTATCTTAAAAGAGGAAAACTAATGTCAACAAAAGAAATAATAAGTAATATATTAGAAGAAAATCCATTTGGTGCTAAAGATCGCATTGAAAGTGTTCTTTATAATAAAATGGCTTCTTGTTTAGAAGAAAAAAGAAAAGAAAAGTATTCTAAAGATACTGAAAAAGATGATGATGGTGAAGGATTAGATCCTGTTGGTGCTGAAGATGATGATGTTGATAATGATGGCGATTCGGATGAGTCTGATGAATATTTAAAAAATCGAAGAAATGTTGTAACTAAAAAGGTTAAGGAAGTATCCGAAAGTCTTAAAGAAGATGATTTGAATGAAGCACTACCTCTTTTAGGAATAGCAGCAAGATTCCTTGCTAAAAAGGCTGTAAAAGGACTTGCAAAAGTTGGTGGTAGAATGTTAAAAGGTGCAGGAAGGAAAATTGCGGGTCTTTACGGGAGCGGTGCTGGTGGAGCAAGTGATGGGGGTGGTGCAGCATCATCCACACCAACACCAGTGCGGGTGGTGTAGGACAAGAAATA